ATAAAGGAGATATAATTATGAATGAGTTCATGAAAAGACATTCCGATGAAATGATTCGGAAAGTGAATAAAAAAGTTATCAAAAACTTAATAAGATTTAAAAACATGGATGAAAATGAAATAAAAATGAATGAGAGACTCAATTCTTTAATTAATAGTCTTGAAACTAAAGTAAGTTGGATGATTTGGATTGACTTTAGAAAAGCTCCGTATGAACACGTTAAAACAGAAATTTATAATATCTGCAAAGATATAATTGAACATTTGGATTCTGAATACTGTATGCGGGTAAATAAAGATCAATAAAAATTCAATTATGGGAACGCTGCTGATATCCAAAAAAGGTGGATTTTCAGCACATATCATTGAGATGCTGTCACCAGTTGATGACGGCAATCTCTACTCTGTGCTGGAAACAAAATTTACTTCTGATAATTACAAGAGGGCTATCAGGAATGCAAGGTCTTATTTAAAAAGGAAAAGGGTAAAATATAAAAAGAATCCTGCCCTGTATATTCTTAGAATTAAAAGAAGGAGAACTAAAAACATTAAAAGGGAAAGACTTTATAAATCATGGAATTAAAAACAGCAAGTTACTTAAAAGAACGAGAAATCGTCAAAGTTTGCTTCCCCAATAAAAAAGCAAATGATAAGATCATACGGGATCTTTGTAATATTCCAATGGCAAAAGAATATCATACCTTTTGGGAGCTGCCAATCTCTCAAAATTTAGTGGATGTTCTAAAGAAACACGGTTTTATTTTTAATAAATCCTTAGAAAACTGGCGTGAAGAAGTAAAAATTGAAAATAATAAACTAACTTTGTACCCATATCAAATTGAGTGTGTAGATTTTGCTGATAAGTTTAATGGAAGAGTTCTATTCGGTGATGAACCAGGGCTGGGGAAAACAATTGAAGCACTATTTTGGCTATTACGACATCCGAAATTCAAACCAATATTAGTGATTTGTCCAAGTAATGTGAAAATTAAATGGGAACGGGAAACAAGAAAATGTATCCCACAATTAAAACCAATTATTTTAAATGGGACAATCCCATATCCTTTTAAAAGTGACTTTATAATAATAAATTATGATATATTGACTTATTGGTATAACGATTTAAAGGAAATAAATTTTGACACAATTATTCTTGATGAAGCACACATGATTAAAAATAATCAAACAAAACGAACTAAAGCGTTTAAGAGATTAGTCAAAGGTGTTCCACATTTACTGGCATTAACAGGAACTCCTATTGAGAATAAACCTGTCGAAATTTATAACATTGTTTATGCTTTAAATCCACTTATTTTTCCAAATTATTATTCCTTCACAAAAGAATACTGTGGAGCAAAGAAAACAAGATTTGGCTGGGATACTTCAGGAGCAACCAATACAGCTAAATTGAACATGGTTTTGAAAAAATTCATAATGATTCGACATAAAAAGTCAGAAGTGCTTCCCCAATTACCACCTAAAATTTCAGTTGTTATCCCACTTAAAATTGATAACTGGAATACATATTTGAAAGCAGAAAATGAATTCATTAGATATATTCAAGAAAAATACTTTATAAACAAATTGAGTAAAGAATTAGAAGATGAATTAAGAAAATTTGCAAAGGATAACAAAATTGAAATTGGTGAAGATATATTAACTGAGCAAGATATTCAGTTATTAAGAATAGGGAAAATGCAAAAAGTTGCATCAGCACCCGTTTTAACAAAAATAGAAATTTTGAAGCAATTAGCTATTGAAGGTAAAATGAATCAAATAATTGATTGGATTGAAACTTTCTTGGAAAGTGGAGAAAAACTTGTGGTATTTGCTTTTCATAAGAAAACAATAAACAAATTAATGGAATATTTTCCAGATGCTGTAAAAGTTGATGGTTCAGTCGTTGGATTGAAAAGACAAAAAGCAATTGATGCTTTTCAAACAAAACCGAATGTTAGATTATTTATTGGAAATATATTATCAACAGGTCTTGGTATTGAGCTCACAGCCGCAACAAATGCTGCCGTTCTCGAATTACCGTGGTCACCGGGAAAACTCAGTCAGGCAACTGATAGGTTACATCGTATCAGTAATCACATGGAAAGGCAGGTTACAATATGGTACTTGCTCGGAGCGGATACAATTGAAGAAAAAATACGGAATATCCTCGCTGAAAAAGAAAAAGTATTAAATAGGGTATTAGATGGCAAAATAGAAGAAGATACATCAATCTTGATGGATTTGATAAATAGTTATAAACAAATTAAAACAAAATGAAATGAAGAAAAAAGAATTAACTTTAGCAACATTGAAAGAATCATTTAATGAAATTTTGATTCCTAATCGTTCCGTGGCTATATGGAACCTGAAAAGGGAATTAAAGAAAAGAGAGTACCCACGACAGTTAATCTCTGAATTAGATGCTTCCGGATTTATAATTCAATGGCTTTACTCCAATTAATTAGAACTACTATGGAAACACAAAAGTATGTGATTGTAAGAACCTGTAAAAACATTAATCGGAAAACTATCTTACACAAAGACATAACTGATCGTGAAGAAGCTCGTAGGATTTGTCTTTCTTATCCTACAACAAAGAATTCAATGGTTTTCTTTGATAAACAAAATTATTGGGAAACAAAATTAAAAACTTAAAATGAGCATATTTAAAGTAATATCAAAACCAAATGAGTGTGGTGAACAATTAGGCACTCTTGTAGATGTTCACAATCACTTTGTAAACTTATATCATAATGTACGTGACTTAACATGCGAAGAAATAAAACTTTGGAAAAAAATTTATGAGGTAATTAAAAAATCAATAAAATGAGTTTAAAGTGGTTAGATGACAAACATTATCTCTACGGCAATAAAGGTTGTGTGTGGAGTAAAAAAGCTCACATTGCGGAATCAGGGTTTAATAATCCTGGAACTCTATGTGGAACACCTATGCTGGCAACAAATTGGGTTGCTCTTGAAGGAATTCAGGAACCAGGCTGTCCTGAATGTATTGAAATTTATAACAAAAAACTGAATCAATTTAAAAAATAATTATGGAAACGAAAACAATTTATTATGCAAAGGGTTTTGTCTACGGAAATTACTAGGGTGGTGGAAAAGGAACTTCCACAGCCAGCAAGTTAAAAGCAGAAACATTACCAGAATTACTAAAAGAAGCAAATGAACAATTGAAATCTGGCCGTTTGGATTCTGGTATGGGTTTTGAAAGTCTTATTGGGGCTATTCTTGTTGTGCATAGGATCGATTTTGCTACTTTTGAAGGAAAAGAATGGACTCACCGTGAAAGTGAATTTCTTTTTATAGGAAATCTAACAGATACAGAAAAATTGTTTTTAGTTATACTTATAATGAAAGTTAATATGGAAACAGAAATTGGGATTAGGCTTAGAAGCCTTTTAGACGGTCTTCTAAATTCAGCAATGGATTTTACAGATCATAAACTTCGCAATCAGTTGATTGACAAAATTGAAGAAGAAATTGATAACTGCGAATGGATGGAACTATCAGATGGTACTGCGTATAACAAAGTTTTTGTGCCTACTTATTTTAAGGAACAGGAAGCAGAAGAATTATTGTATCGTAGACTAAATGTACAAGAAGAAAAAGACTTTCGTCAATGGGCGAGAGATAATTATGTACCGCATGGTCCAATTGAAAATTTGTGGCATCCTGTTATTAAAGAAGAGTGTGATAAAATTAATCAAGAAAAATTATGAAAACGTACAAAGCAGAATTAGTAGTGTTTTTTGAAGAAGATGGTAGTAAATTCACATCTGATGTAATGGATCTTGTAAACGTAGAAGATTCGGAAGATAGACTTTTTGCTGATCCCGATTCTTTTACTGTTGGTGAACTTGTAACAGAAGACAATATTCGTCTCGAGAAACAAATGTATGTTGATGAACAAACGTATGATGTAGGGTCTTTTGCATTTAAAAAATTCTAAAAATGGAAAAAGTAACAAGAGAAAATTGTGAATTGCTTAATCATTTTGAGCATATCACATGGAAAAATGCTGATGGTACAAGACTTCGTGTAAGAAGAAACGGGAAAACGCTAACTTGGAAAAGGAAAGTACATGATTTTTCAATTCCAGTAAAATACGGGCTACATGAATACACATACATCACTGAAGAAAACTGTGAAATGTGGGAAGGTGAAAAATAATGGACATAATCCGTTTATATCAAGACTTCGGGATTGATTTCAAAACCGAAGGTCACAAACATGCCAGAGCAGGGTGGGTAAATACTGAATGTCCATTCTGTTCTGGCAATCCAGGGTTACATCTTGGTTGGAACATAGCAGATGAATATTTCTTATGTTGGCGATGTGGATGGCATCCACCCGTAATTACGCTATCAGAATTACTTCATTTACCATTCTATGAAATTTATCCTATTATTGAGCAATATGGGGTAAATCGCACTATTCTTCAACATAGAATTGAAGAAAAAAGGAAATTTGAATTTCCGAGTGGGACAAGTTACTTGAAACCTTCACACAAAAAGTACCTGATTAACCGAGGATTTGATCCTAATAAGTTACAGGAAAGATGGTTTTTAAGTGGAACTGGACCATTTTCTAAATTAGGCAGCTTGTCTTACAAATTTCGTATCATAATTCCTTTTTACTGGAATGGAGAAATCGTTTCTTTTGACAGCAGAGACATAACTGATAAACAACAAAACCGTTATCAGGCATGTCCGGCTGAATATGAATCAGTTGGACACAAACAAATTCTTTATGGTGATCAAGAAGCATGGAATCCCAAAATTGGAATCTGTGTCGAAGGTCCAACTGACGTATGGCGTTTAGGTGAACTTGCTTTCGCGACAAGCGGGATAAAGTACACCGAAAGTCAAGTAAAAATAATGGCTTCCATTTTTAAAAGAATAGCTGTTGTTTATGATGATGATCCACAAGCACAGGTTCAGGCAAAAAAACTTGTTGATGAATTAAAATTAAGGGATGTCAATGCTTGGAATATTCAGATTAAAGGTGATCCAGGCGATCTGACTCAAAAAGAAGCAAGAGAATTACTTAAATTGATAAGAAATGACAAAACTAAAATTTAGTGATGGAATGGAATTTGAAACTTCAGGTTCACTTAGAAAAGAACTCCGTTTTGACGGTTGGTACGTTGTTGGACATGGGATGCTTTGCCCCGTAAGAACAGAAGAAGAAGCAGATAAATTAATAATGGACATAACACAAAAAGAAATAAAAAGAGATGAAAGAATGTGAAAAGCATTATCAGGTTGGGAATATAATTAGAATCAAACGTGAACCACCAAAAGCACGAAGATATGGTTTCTTTTTAGATTCTGAACATATTATTCAGGAACCACCAGAAAAGCATCTGAATACTCCTATGGCAATTTGGTTGCTCACAAAACAAGGTGAGCTGAAAAGTTTACAATTTTTCTATTGGAGCTGGACAGGAAAAACAAAAGAAAATAAAAGAGTACGGAAGTTTCATAAAGAAAACAATTCAGGAAGAAAAAGGCTCTTTTGAGCAAAAAATAGGTAATTTATTGGCTATCAGCTATTTAAAAATATATTTGGAGAGCAAAAAATTCATTTGTATATTTGTTATACTAATAATATAAAAATATTCATATAAGCCGGTATGAAAAATACATTTTCATTTTCTTTGATTTTTAAACTTGAGTAACAGGGCGGAAAGTACGTGCGGCTTCACGGAAATCCAGCCCTGTTTACTTTTTTAAACTTGTTATCACATGGAATACCTTGCTCTTTTTGGCGTCTCATGTATTTTAAAGCTATTTTTGGGCAAAATGGTATAAGGTATTTACAAAACAGTTCTTTTGGGAAGAAAAATACAATTAAAAATTAATGAATATGAATGAAGATCAATTAAGAATAATAGCGTTAGAAATAATTTCTTCCGATGCTTACTTATTAGTTAATAAAAAATTATTAATTCATTATGGCCCTGATACGGCAATATACTTATCAAATTTGGTTGATAAGTATAGATATTATAAAAGTAAAAATGAATTAATTGATGAAAACTGGTTCTACTTAAAACATGAAAAGCAAATGAATGAGTTAGGTTTAACAGAACGTCGCATCAGAAACTGCAAAGCAATTTTAAAGAAAGATGAAATAATTCAAACCAAATTTATAGGACTTCCGGCAAAAGAGTATTATTTTATCAATTGGAATAATATTCTTAATTTCTTAAAGTTGGGTGTAAGGGCTATTGGTCACGGAACCGTAAGGGCAAGGGGTCACGGAACCGTAAGGGCTAATATATATAATAACAACAAAGGGAATACTAATAACAAAGAAAAAGAAGATAAAAAAAGGATATTACCTAAAGGTAATAACTTTTTGTTATCTTTTCCAGCAGAAGAAGAAGAAAACAAAAGAATATCCCCAATTCTTTTTAATTCTTTTTGGGAAATTTATCCAAAGAAAACTGACAAAGGAAAAGCTCTGACTTCATGGAATAGAATATGCTCCAGAAAAAATGGTGAAAAACCGACTTGGAGCATGATTAGAAAAGCAATTTTTGCTCAAAAAGAAACTGAACGATGGGCTGACCCAAATTTTATTCCTCATCCAACTACATGGCTGAACCAAAGTCGCTGGCTTGATGATCCAAAAGAAATGAAAGGTTCTTGGGTTGATGAAAAAGAAGAATCAGGTTATGTTTCTGGTTTTGTTGGGAAAAGTTCCTTAAAATATAAAAAATCAAAAATAGTATGAGAACTGATGAAACGTGGGAACGAAAAGTAAAACCTCTTTGCCTTGAAATTTTTCCACCTCGAATAAAACATGATTTGGAAACAGTGCCTTTTCCAAAGGATTTGATGGAAGGTGAAGCTGTGAGTACCTTTATCTATGGTGGAATAAATACTGGTAAAACAGTTAGAGCATCTTTTATGATTATGCAAGAAGTTAAATTTCATTACTTGCATCCAGAACTAAAAATTATTCCATTTAAAGATATTCATTTTGTTTCATTTCCTGAATTGTTTGCAGAAATTAAGTCAACTTTTAATAATCCAAATAAAAGGGAGGAAGATGTAATGAGAAAGTATCTTGATTCTCACTTAATTTTATTGGATGATTTTTTGACTACACGCCCAACTGATTGGGTGATGGATATATTATACTACCTGATTAATCATAGGTATGACTATATGAAGAAAACAATCATTACCTGTAATTGTAGTCTTGAGCAATTAGAAAAAAAATTAGGGGATCAAAGAATTACAAGCAGAATTAATAGAATGTGTGAAATAGAGGAGAAACTTCCTTATGATTGAGAGAAAAATACTAATTGGTCTTATTACTCAGACTGAATATCTAAGACAGTTAGAGGGAATCTGGAATCCAGAATATATGGGTAGCTCAACTGCAAAATTGATTTCATCCTGGTGTTGGGAATTCTTTAAGAAATACCACAGAGCACCAATGAAAGATATTGAAATAATTTATATTAAGAAATTAAAAAAAGGAGGGATTTCTAAAGACTTGGCAGAAGATATTGAACAGGAAATACTTCCAAGTCTAAGTGAAGAGTATGACAATGAAGGAATTAATATATCTTTTTTATTAGAAGAAACACAAAATTATTTTAAGGAACGCCAGTTTATTATTCACAATGAAAGATTATCTTTTTTATTGTCAAAAAATAAGATAGATGAAGTAGAAAAAGAAATAAGTTCTTTCAAGATCGCAACAGAAGCCCCTAAAGAGGAGATTGATTTGAGTAAACCGGAAGTTTTGAGTAAAATTGAAAGTGCTTTTGACACGACCTATCAAAATTTAATAAAATTTCCTGGAGCTTTAGGTGAATTCTGGAATGAGCAATTAGTACGTGGAAGTTTAGTTGGTTTAATGGCTCAAGAGAAAAGAGGGAAATCATATTGGCTTCTTGAGTTTATGATGAGAGCATACAAACAAAAAAGAAAAGTTGCTCTTTTTCAAGCAGGGGATATGACCGAAAATCAACAGATAATTCGTATTTGCATCTACCTTGCAAGAAAATCAAACTTGGAAAAATATTGTGGGGTAAAATATATACCAATTCCGGATTGTATTAAGAATCAAGCTGATACGTGTCAGAAAAAAATAAGAGAATGTAATTTTGGTGTTTTTACAAGTCGTGGTGAAGATGAAATAAGAAGTGATATTACAATGTCTGATTTAAAAGAAGCGTATGAAGAGTTTCCAAAATATAAAAATTGTTTTAATTGCCCTGATTGGTCAAGAAACAAGTGGGGGACTCCGTGGTTAAATAAAATAGAGATTAAAAACCCTTTAAATTCAAGGGAGGCAAAAAGAAACGTTGAAAGGTTTTTCATTAAAGCAAAAAGGAGCATTAAAATTTCAACTCATGTAAATGGAACATTAACTTTGTCTATAATGAGAGCAGCTCTTAAAAAATGGAAAATAGAAGAAAACTTTGTTCCGGATGTAATACTCGTAGACTACGGTGATTTGGTGGAAGCTGAAACGAAAATGGAAGAAAGGCATAAACAAAATTATATTTGGAGAGGGTTGCGGGCTTTGTCACAAGAAGATGATTCTTTAGTTATTGCTCCGACTCAGTCTGATGCACAAAGTTATACGAAGAACAGGTTGGATTTAATAAATTTTAGTGAAGATAAACGTAAATTTGGGCATGTGACCGCTATGTATGGTTTGAATCAAGACACGGAAGGAAGGGAAAAAGAAATTGGTTTAATGAGAATAAATAAAATTGTGATAAGGGAAGGTGATTTTCATTCTTCTCATGAAGTTACAGTTTTACAACGGCTTGAAATAGGTCGTCCTTTTTTGGGTAGTTTTTATTAAAATAAAATATGGACAGGTAGCGTAATAGATAGCTCAGTAGGTTAGAGCATCAGACTGATAGACTGAAGGTCGTAAGTTCAAATCTTACTTTGTCCACTAAAGCAGGGAGAGCAGTATCCATAAGGACTGCGCGTTCTTTTGTTCATAGTATTTGCTTTTTTAAGTTTTCTATGTAGTATTTTGATTGATTTTGATTTAAGTAATTTTTGAAATTCCCTGCTTTTTAAATTTTAAAAAAATGAAACATGGTTCACTTTTTAGTGGAATAGGCGGTTTTGATATTGCTGCGGAATGGATTGGTTGGAAAAATGTCTTTAATTTTGAAATTAATCCTTTTTGCAGAAAAGTTTTAAAATATTACTGACCTGAAACAAAAAGTTATTTAGATATAACGAAAATAAATTTTTCGAAACATGAAGGAACAATTGATGTTATTTCCGGAGGATTCCCATGTCAGCCTTTCTCGCAAGCCGGGAAGCGAAAAGGCAAAGATGATGACAGAAATCTCTGGCCAGAAATGTTTGAGGCAATTGAGCAAATCAGACCGACTTGGGTTGTGGGGGAAAACGTTTTCGGAATTATTAATTGGTCAGACGGGATGGTATTCCACGAGATCATTTCTGACTTGGAAAGTCTTGGTTTTGAAGTGCAAACGTATATCATTCCAGCTTGTGCCGTGGACTCCCCGCACAGAAGGGAAAGAACTTTTTTATTGCCCACTCCGAGTTTAATGGACATAAGAACGGATATACGAAAGCCGAAAGAGAGATCGAAAAAAGCCAACAAGGGGGGTTGCTCAAACTTAAGAGAATTCGTAATAAATTCAATGCTCCCGACACCAGCAAGTACAGATTACAAAGGAGCAAACAGCTTGGAAGCATTAAACAAAAGACGGAGGAACCCAATAAAAAACAGTCTTCGCGATTACTTTGCCCAAACTGGAAAAACTTCCCAACTCAATCCCCTCTTTGTGGGAGAGATGATGGGTTTTCCAAAAGATTATTTGGTATTACCTTTCCAACGTATCGTAAGGAATCACTTAAAGCATACGGAAATGCAATAGTTCCACAGGTTGCTTTTATTATTTTCAAAGCAATTCAGGATTATGAAAATAAATATAATTCTTAATCAAAGAGTATGGGTCAACAAAAGCTAAATGAAATTACAAAAAAACGTCTCGACTTACTATTAAGTAGAGGTGAAGAAGAAGCTACAAATGCTGTCAAAGTTCTAATGGATGAATCTAAAGAAAGAAAGGATTTCTTTCTTAAACTTGGTGAAGGAATGAAAAGCAAATTTCATGCAAACGGCCATGTTTTTTTACGTACTCCAAATGGAGATTTTACTCTTCACAATAATGCTGTAAACCAGTTAGCTGGAAGGTACAAAATT